TTCGCTATAAAATTATTTTCGGCGAATATCTAAGGGGGTTAAAGCGAATAATGAAGTGCAAAAAATGCAAAGCTGATATACCGGATGAACTTCATCCCGTGTACTGCTGCTACTGCGGCGAGAAGCTTCAGCGCAAGCGAAAGAAGAAAGACGAGATCAAAATACCCACGCCGCGCAAGCGTGGGCAGAAGTGGTATGTTGATCTTCGGCGCGAGGGCGTGATGGTGATCGAGGCCACCGAGGCCGAGGCGAGGGCAAAGGCGCTGGCAATTCGCACGGGAGTTGTCGCCGCCGAGAAAAAGCGCCCCCCACTCACGCTGCGGCAGGCAATAGATAATTATATCAACGATCGAGATAACGCCCTTTCGCCTTCCACCATTCGCGGCTACTACACGATCCAGCGCAATGCGTTTGCTGATGTAATGGATGAAGATATCCACGCCGTGCGCAACTGGCAAGCCGTTGTTAACAAAGAAGCTGGGCGCGTCGCGGCGAAAACAGTCAAAAATGAATGGCGGCTGACTAAATCGGTTCTGAAGCAAAACGGTGTTGCTTTTGATGTTACATCGCTGCCGCAAGTAGTACACGACGAGCTCCCGTGGCTGAACTACGATCAGATAAAAATATTCCTTGCCGCTGTGCGCGGTGCACCATGCGAGCTGGGGGCGCTGTTCGCGCTTCATAGCTTGCGCCGTTCCGAGTTGTTAGCGTTGACGCCTGATAAAATAAAAGATGGGAAAATATTAGTTCACGGAAGCGCAGTATTGAATAAGGATAATAAGCTTATTCAGAAGCGGGAAAATAAAAATACTCCATCTCGCCGAGAAATTGAAATTATGATACCGCGCCTTGAGGAACTTCTTGCAGAGAACACTACGCCAGTTGGTACGCCGTACATTCGTTTCAATCCTAATACTCTACGCGCTCAGATAAATCGGATCTGCGAACAAAGCGAGTTGCCGCTGGTTGGCGTTCACGGTCTACGGCGCAGCTTTGCATCGCTGGCGTATCATCTCGGCTGGGCGGAGCAGCAGACAATGAAAGTCGGTGGTTGGGCGGACTATAAGACTGTGCACGATATCTATGTTAAGCTTGCCGCGGCCGATGAAAAGCGTGATATAGATCGTATGAAAGCGTTCTTTAATTGAAAATTTACAACAATTCTTACAACATCGGCGTAAAATCCTTGATTTATCAATGCTTTTAGCTGATGCTTCACGGGTTCAAGTCCCGCCTCGCGCACCATAAAAAGAGAAATCCCGTAGTTATTGAAACTGCGGGATTTTCTTTGTTTATCAATGGTTTTCGGGTTTTGCACTGTGCAGATATTTTCCACAAATTTCAGACAGCATCTGCCGTTTGTAGGGCTTTTAAGTGGCCATTTTACACCACTTTTTACACCACCTAAAAAATGGACGGTGTTATTCCACATCCACAATCCCGAAGTAATACGCTGCCATCTTTGCGTTGGGGCTTTTCGCGTCCTTATCGAACAAAAACGCCTTTGCCATGCAAGCGTAAAATTCGGGTGTGCCTACGTTATATTTGTTGGCGACGGTGCAGTAATCCGAATACATCATGTTCATTGCGACGTTCCAGCAATAATCGGTTATGTGATCGAATTTTACGCCGATAGACTGTGCGACCGCCGTTGTCTGCGCAATCGTCCAGTGCCCGCCGGTCGTGCCGTCGTCGTTCAGCATTTTAGAGTTCCATGCCTCCGCGTCGTCGCGAGTAAATTTACCTGTGCGGCATAGACACTGTTCCATGCTGTCTATCGCTTCCCAGCAATCTACCATGCCATGCACTGCCTGATACGTCCGTTCTGTGGACGGTGAGGCCATGTATTCAGATATGGCATTTTCAAGCTTTTCTTTGTAAGCTTTGATTTTATCTTTCATGCCAACTTCACCATGCTTGCGCAAACGTGGTTGATTGTACCTGCTATGCCGCTTATGGCCGCGCTGATAGTGGGCGCGCTGTTACAGCATACGGGAATGTAGATCGTAGTTTCAACGTGTAGCGTGTAAATGTTGTTCGCTACAGTCGTTACCTGTGCATCAGCGCAAGGCAGCGCGACGGTATCTTTAAAGGCTTTAAGCTCAGCTGTACCGGCTGCGTCAGCCGTGAATACAACATCATAGCTGATGCGATAAAGGCCGCTGGACGCGACTACAAAGCCGTTTGTGACGGTGTTAATGGAACAGCCGGTGTCGGTGTTCAAGATGCCCAGTATGTTAACGGGCGTACCGGCAGCCACAAAGGTCTGCGCGGTGTTATTATATGCGTTCTGTGCACTTTTATAGTGTGCGTTTTTCAGTTTAGAATTGCAAGCCATAATTATAATTCCTTTCTTAATTAAATATTAATAATGCCCGTGCAGCGTTTACCACACGGGCTAACGCTGTTAAAGCGGATAATCATTTAGGGTTATGCGCAGCAACCGCCGCCGCAAAACGGGGACATACCGGCGTTGTAGGTATAGCCGTTAGGATAGCGAACTACGCCATACATACGGTTATCCATTTCAAGACTGGCAATACGCGCCGACTGTTCGGCAACGCGCTGTTCAAGCTGCGACTTTTCCAGCGCCGCAAACTTTGCTTCGAGGTTCGCGTTAACGCCGTCAATCGCTCGCTGTGTCTTGCAGCAGCAGTCGGCAAGCTGTGCCTGGATGCTGTTGCCGGTCTGCATAATGGTCATATTCGTGCCATTCTGAGCAAGCGCCATCTCTTTACCGAGCTGGCCGATGTTGCCCTGCGCATCGTAGCCAAGACTGCAAATGCCGTTGCCGATACTGGTAAGGCGATCATTAAGCTGGCCAAAATGCTGGCCGAAAAGGATCTCCTGCTGTGATGCAGCGGTTGCATACTGGCCATAATCACCGGCGCGGTTAAAGCCGCCGAACATCATAAAGAACAGGAACAGTACAACCATAAGCAGCAAACCGCCACTGCCAAAGCCGAAACCGTCGTTATCTTTGTTGCCTACAACGGATGCAAGATCGGATAAACTGTAATTATCCATCGTTTTTCTCCTTTCGTAGATTTTTTATAATAAACCGTGTCGACCCGGCCTATTTCAGAAACTGCATGAAGAATTTTGCTTGTTCTTTTAATTCTTCAAATTGTTCTTTCGTCATTCGCCCTGATGTTAGAAGCTTTTCGATTTCCGCGCCTGCTTTTTCGGGTGTCATGCCCTGCGCGAATTTGCGAAATTCAGCTATCATTGCAATAGGGTTATTCGGCATTCGCTTTCCCACGCTTTGCCCTAACATCTGCATCATCGGATTTGCCATTTAACATGTCCTCCAGTCGCTTTATTCTGATTTCAAGATCATTTACGTTTACTTCGGGCGCTGGCTGATAAGGCGCGATGGAATACGGCGTTATCGTCGGATAGCCTGCGCCATCGGTAGTTTTTAGCCACACTATAGGATCATTTTCATCCAGCAGAAGCACCGAGCTGTCAGCGGCCATCCTGAACGCGTCAGCGCCGTTTCTGCCGTTTACTTTGATGACTTGGCATCTTTGCGGCATCTGCGCTCCTGTGCCCATCTGTGGCGTGTAGGGCGGTGCATATCCATAGCCGTTTCCGTAACCGTACATTCCATTCATGGGTTAACCCCCTTTATTTTTTCTGCCTATATTGTCGCATAAAAAAAGACCCGTAACGTGTCAGTTACAGGGCGATAATGTGTCATAAAAAAAGAGGGTAACGCATAATGCGCTACCCTTTAACTATGTCTGCTATTTTGTTTTTGATGCTGCGAATACGCCGGTTGATCGTTTCAACACTGCAATGCCGCCGGTCGGCTATTTCGATGATGGATAATCCGTCGGCGCGTAGATTAAGTATCGTCTTTTCTTCAAGCGTAAAGCCGCATTCAGCTATCAGCCGTTCGCGCAATGCCGTTGGAAATTGCAGCTTGCATTTTCGCTTCGGCTGCGCTATTTCTTTCAAGGCTTCCATTGTCACCGCCTATCAAAGCTTCATAGATGATATCGGCAAGGTTTGCCGATGCTTCGTCAATGCCGTTTATCCGGCAAAATTCTTTGATGGTTGCAGTCATCAAACAGCCTCCGTTTTATGGTTTGCAAGGGATTACTTATCACACTTCGGCTTATCGTACTCCATAGCCTGTCTGCTGTCGCTGACTCCGGCAGTCGTGGGGTCTGCAACGATTCCGAGAATGGTAAGCACCGCGAACAGCGCGTTTACAACGGCCAGCAGCTTGTCTCCCAGCGCGTCAAGCTTGAGATCGATGCCGAACACCGCCGCCACTACCTGAATAAGCAGCAGCACCGCCGGAATAAGTGCGAGCCAAAAGGTTTTGTTTTTAAGTCTTACAGTCCAGTTGATTTTCATGTTTGTCCTCCGTTAATGATGATGATTTTTCATGTCGTTTTCAAGATCGCTTATGCGATGGTTGATTACCTTAATCTGTTCCTCTACCACAGGCATACGCTTTGCAAACTTGTTGTGCTCCCTGACCTCTCGTGTCAGCTCATCCACGCGCTCTTCCATGACCGCCTGTGATTTGTTATTGCTGATAATAACGCCGATAAGCGTCAGCACGCCGGTTATGATAGCTACGACTACACTTTCAACCATTATTTTTTTATAATCCTCTCGCAAAAAATTATCGTCCTGAGCATGTCCTCGGTCAGGTCAACCACGCCGTCGCCCTTGCCCTGAATAACGCCGTCGGATATAAGCTTATTCACTGTTTCGCGGTAAAAGCCCTCCGGCACATCCTCTATCGTTTTCCATCTTTCCATTTCTTCATCCTCGCTTTCTGCTGTATATTTCGGCCTGCCGAAGCCGTAGACCGTGCTGCCGAGATACCTGGTAACGCGCTGTACAGCGTTGCCGTAGTTGCCCTCTATGGTAACGAACGTATTGCCGTTTACGCTTTCGACAATTCCCGTGTGGCAGGGAAGCCCGTCGCGGCTGTCGCGCTGGAAATACTGATCGCCGACCTGCGGCTTGGTGAAAAGTCTCGCCTGTCCTGCGTAATACTTCGCCCAGCTCACGCAGCTTGCGCCGTATGGTCCGGTAAGGCACAGAATATCCTTTGCCTCGCTCCCGGCAATGCGCCAGAAGCACCATGCTACAAAGCTTGTGCACCATTCATAGCCGTTCTTCGGCGTGTTCCAGAACTTCGCCTTGTCAAGCTCCGCCTGAAACATCGTGAAGTTGCCTCGCCCGGCGTTATCCTCAAAGCTGTATAAGTCCTTGTCCGATGCCTTTTCCTTGTAGCCTATGTATTTTGCGGCCAGCTCAAGCACCTGTTTCGGGGTAATGTTCATGGTTGAAAAATCACCGTCCTTTATCATCTCGGTGGGCATTTTTTATTTTACCCATCTCGCGCCCTACGAGATGATCTTCAATTTGTGGCGGTTGTAAATCTTCAAGGATAGCTATTCTTTTTTGGGGCTTGTGCTGTCTATCTAAACTGAGCCGCCGCAGTTTTCTTTTTTCAAGCCGCCTATTTATAAGCCCCCGAACGGCAGGGGGCAGTATTGCAAACGGCATTAATGCCGGTCACAAGCTACGCATCCTCCCACGCGCTCGGCAGCGCCGACGCATCGTGTACAACATTATCCTGCAAGCACCTGTGTACCTTGCCGGAAGCGTCCTTGTAGCATTCGCCGGTCATGTACATGCCGCTCGTTCCGAGAGGGGCTACCCATGCTTTAGCCTTTGCAGGGTCTTTCGTGTGGCACAGCCCCCACAGAGCGCGAAGCGTTGACGGCCTGCCCTGATAATGTGACGCGTTGTGCGGCTGAATAAGCGTCCACACCTGCCCCTCGTCCGCAACCGGCGTACCGGCAGGACATGCGCTGTAATCCTTCTGCGCGTCGAAATCGGGCACTTTGCTTTCCTCCGCGATTATCGCCGTGCCGTCCATCGTGCTTGCGCGTCCGCGCAGATTGAGCGCATCGTCCGCGCCCTTTTCTTTCATCTTGATGATTGCTTCATCTTTCGTCATATGCTGTTCACACCTTCCTTGTACGCGTTTTCAAGGTCTGCCGAGCTTATCGCGTTTGCCGTGACGGTCTCGATCTCCGTCGGTTTGCCCATCTTAATGGTGCATGTGCCGTCGCGGTTGTCGGTGATAACGCCCGACATGCTGTATTCCGAATTGTCAAACTCGGTCGTGACCTCTTCGGTTATCGGATTGCCGCTTGTGTCCGTCATCGGCTGACCGTTATCGTCAAGCTTCTGCACGGTGTCTTTCTGCACGATGCTCCACGGCGTATTGTCGGGCAGCAGCGCAAGAACGTCGGTGTATGCCATTTCAAGTGTTATCGACTTCGTGTCGCGCCTGTCCCATGTGTAGTCGGCTATTCTGCCGTCTATTGTGGCAGGGTAAAGGGTGTTGTTTACTTTGATGTATGTCATTGTGTCTCCTTTCATGGTTCAATCAGGATGAAATCATTATCGACTTCCATTGTTTCGGGTAAAGCAAAAATTGGGCGCACACCGATTATAGCCATCAAGCTTTGTGCACGGCCAAAACTACCGTTAGCATTATTAACACATACATATTCTCCATAGCCGGGCACGTTACTGCGTGTCCACTGTCTGACAGCTTCGCCGTTCAAATTCGCAGGAATTAGCAAATCGCTAATATCTAATTTTTCACCTTCGACGTATGCCAACCTAGATTGTGAAGTGTTGTATACATAGCCCAGTTCCGTAGCAGATAATAAAAATATCTTCTTTTCTGCCGTGGTTACCTCTATGCCACTCACCCAAACTTTAAATGTTGTGGTAGTAATAGCTTCTTGTACACCACTATCCAAAAGTCCTATATAGGTTTCATTTAACCAAGTGCAAATGTCCGATGTAGGGAAATGCTCTGTGTATATGCGGGAGTTGAACGCCCTTGTGCTGTAACAATCCTTTCTAACGACAAGTATTTTTCCTGATCCGTTCAATTCGCTTTCATAATTATGCTTTGCAACATAGAACTCAACAGGCGATCCACTCTCGTTTATTTTGATAACACTACCTTCGTCCAGTGTGGCTATAGGCGTTACGAATTTGAGATCATACCCCGTACCACCTATAAGTGCCCGGCCTTTCTTGACATCATAGCCGGTACCGCCGATTAAGGTTCTACCCTTTTTGATATCATAGGAAGTACCATTGATTAAAGTCTTGTGTGCCATATCCACGCCCCTTAACCGTACACCCAGCATATCTGCCCGTTCACAGTCGGCGTTGCTTCCGCGCTTGCAAAATACTGATTGCGCAGCGCAGGCGTTCCGACCGCTACACCGTCGGTCGCGTACTTCGCCTTGTTAACGGTTTGACTTGCTATGTTCGATGTGGTGATAGCCGTAGATTTGTCCTGCTTTGTGTCTTGCAGGTTTTTGTCGGCGGATATCCACGTATACCCCGTAGCCGCCGCCGCTGTGCAGTGATAAACAAGCTTTGCCGCCGTGTCGATGTAGGTTTGGCCGACAACACCGACGGTCGATGTCGTGGGCGGCGTGGTGCCGATGATGGGCTGAGCGTTGCCGAGAAGATTAAGCGCTTCATTAATTGTCGGATCGTCGCTCGTAAGCCCTAAAGCCGTTTTGGTCTCGTCCGTCAGCAAATTGGATTTTGACAGCGGCGTTCCGACAGTCTCGCATCCGTCAGGGTTCAGTGCGATATCCAGCGTTGCATTTCCGGCAAGCAGCTGTGTTCGCCATTCCGAAAAGCTCTCAGGCAGCGATGAGGGCGCTTTTAGCTTTCTCGACGTGCCGTCGCCTTTGATTACGGTGTTTTTCAAATGCTTTCCTCCTATTCTCCGCAATAATACAGATTAACGTATTCAAATGCGGCAACTGTTTTGTCTATCTCGTCATACAATGACTGTTCCAGTTCGACGAGCGCCGCATTTATGAGATAGATCAGATATTCAATGTCATTCGCGGTCGAAAAAGTGAGATTGCGCATGCTCGTCGGCACTGTAGGCGCGTCGACCGGCAATGTAAGCTGTCCTCGCAGCTCGGTAAGGTTAGCAAGGTATGTTTCCATTGCCGCCTGCATCGGTATGTCCGTGACCGCCCAATCGGTCTTGGGACTGACCGTGATGCTTTCGGGGTCATACGGCAGAACAACGGTAACGTCATTGCCACCGCCTCTCGCCGCGCTGTATGCCGCCACTCTCTGCGGCAGCGTCTTCATTTGCTGCGCGATATACGAAACGGCCTGTCCGACGCGGTTTAAGTCGGTGTAGTTATACGCGCCTTTCATACCGGCCATATATTCCGTTTTCTCCGCGTCAGTCAGGGCGCTGAGCCCTCCGGCGAGTATCTTTCCCTTTAGCTCGTAAACGCGGTCTACATCGGCTTGTGTGCGGTCATATATAAGGTCGTCGATCACACTCATATCAAAGCTTTCACCTTTACCTTTCCGCTCAGAGAGCCGTTAAATGTTATCTCATCAACCAGCACAAGCGCGTCCATCTCGTCGGTGTACATGGTCTGCAAGCCTATAATGTCACCGACTTCAAGCTCGGGATTGCCGCGATACGTCGCATCGTAAGTGTTGCGCATTGTAAGATACTTTTTGACGTGCTCGGCAAGCGCGGCGCACATATCGTCGTTGGTTATGAGAGGATTTGTCTCCTTATCGGTTTCCCCGTCCAAATTCACGGGGTAAGAAACGACCACCGAGTTTTCAGACAAAGTTTTACCTGTTATGGTCACGGTTTTAGTGCCGGAGGATAACACCAAATCGGCAGCTCTCGCATATATATCGGAAGATACAAGCGTACCGCCGGTAACCGTGATTTGTACATCCGCTGCAAGACCTGAGAACTCAATATGTAGGTTGGTCTCGGCGGTCGTTCCTTCAAATAGCACACTACTGTCGCCGTTGGCCGTGTAAGCGTATTTTGCGACGGTAACGGTCTTGAGCTGATCGATTTTTGACAGCGTTTGACTGTCTTCGGATATCGTAGTGAAGTCCAACGTATAATCCGTTTCGCGGTAATAGACCTTGCTCACTCGCGCTCGGCGATAAGGTAAACCGCCGAGAACAGTGACCTCGAACTTTGTGCAGTCAAACGCAAGCGAGCTCGTGATGACCGTCTCAGCAGACGTTATACCGCTTACGACTTTGGTATCAAGCAACGTATCGCCGCTGTAATACTTGACCTGCACCGACGAGGGATATTCATCTATCGGCGTATCAAAGCACAGCGTGAGCACCGGTAGATCGTGCGATACGTCGAACTCCTTAGTAAACACCGGCGCTGTGCCGTAATTTCCGCTGCCGTCCGACATGCTCTGACTTACATAGCCACGCCCCGACGCGTCCTCTCTTTCGATAAGCACCTGTTCTTCCCCGCCGTCAAGCGCCCAACGATTGAGCTCAAGCGTGATATAGGTGTTATCCGTCTTGTTGCCTTTATCAACGCTGTTCCACTCGCTGAACCACATATGGCCGTTATCCGACCATGTACCGTTGTATATGCCGATAATCGTAACGCCGAACGGCTTAATGTGTATGATATTATCGTCATCGGTGAACAGACGGCAGCGGCAAGCGTGGGCTATAAGCTGCAAGCAATTCATGTGCGTGTCGATAGGAAGCGCGGCAGTGGTTTTCATCTGCTTCAGTGCGGGGTCTATCACCCAGGGATGTGTTCCGAGCTCGGTAAGCGTCAGGTCTGCATCCAGCAGCACTTCCTCTGCCATGTCGTAAAAGGTCTTTTCGCCTAACTTGCTCTTATAAAAGCTGCCTGTTAAGCTGCCGATAAGCCCTGTGCCGGTAAACGTAGCCTGATTTTTCGAGGCTTTGGGCTTGCTGTTCAAAACGTACTTGTCGCCCTTAGTCCACTCGACATTTCCGTCCGGCAGCTCGTAGCCGAAGCTTATGGTTACCGGTGAATTTTTGTCGACATAGGCGTACATACCTGTAGGATTGTCAGGATCGTATTTATGCTCGTAATCCAGTATCGCAAACTGCATGGTCTCTTTCGGCAGTCTGCGGCTCAAGGGGTCTACATCGTGTGATTGCTTTGTCGATACGATATCACTGTTGGTAAACGTTTTTTCAACGCCGTACATAACGCGTTCCAAACGCGGGCGGCGATAAGGAAGCATATTACCAAACACGAGTTCGATCTTGTCACACGAGGCTATGCGAGCCTCAAAAGCTGCCTCGGTGTCAGTTACACTTATTGTTTTATTTTCGACCACTTCATTATTAAGATAAAACTTTGCGGTAATCTCAAGCGGCCACTCTTTAGTACGCGTATCAAAAATAAACGTAAGCCCGGCGAACGTGTGAGGGTCGGTAAACTCTCTTGTCAGCACTGCGCTTGTGGTAAACTCGCCGTTGGCATTACTTATAAGCGTAGATGTAAAGCCGTCTTGCCGCGTATTGCCCGTGTTCGATACCAGAATGATTTGAGAGCCATCAAGCCCCCACCTGTTCAACTCCAACGTCGCATAGGTTTCTTCATAGTCATATTCGTAATCTATCGTGTCAAATTCCGAATATCCCTGTGCACCGTTGCTCTCCCACTCGCCATCTGTTGCTGCCGCTACGTCGACGTTTGAAAACGTGACTTTCACATACGAACGGTTTCTGAGCATAGACCTCATGCTCAACTTGTAAGCATCGCTTACCTGCTTCACGGTCTACACCTCCTTAGAACGGCTCGCCGCAATCGATAAGATTGACTTTACAATTGATATAATCCAGCGGCAAACCGGTTTTCGGGTCAAGATGAAGCGGCTCGGCTGTGCGGTCACCGGGGTACATTTTTCGCGTTGTCCAGCGGTTATTTACCATATCGGGATAGCTCACAGTCACATAAAATCGGCTAAACTCCTTCAATATAGCCGACCATTGAGCAGCGGTAAGATAACCCCATTCAAGGTTGTTTATCTTCTGCTGCTCGCGACCTACCACCTGACCGACAACGACTGCATTTGCGTTTCGGGCTGAGTCAACAATAGTGGCGACCATTAAATTCAGCCCCCGTCGAGGCGTGGGATATGCCTTGCCGTTGATTTTTATGAAGCTGTTCATATCCTCACGCCTCCTTAATAAGCGTTTGCAAACGCGCCAACATTGACTCTGCGGCCTCTGCTCTGATTGTATCGATCATAAGAATGGCCTATCGCGTCATCGCCGATATAAACGTCCATATCCTTAGACTCAACCACGTTGATAAGCGAATATATTGCAGCGATAACGCCGTCATTTGCATTAGTAACACCGGCTGATATGCCCTCTACAATCTGGTCGTTGTTGGCTACCGCCGTTCTGCGTCCCATTGTGCCGACCATCTCAGCGCCGGACTCACGAGCAATAAATAACTGCCCTTCGTTCGGAAAACCGCCCTCTGCAAATCCAAGCGCACTGCCGATTGAAGATGCGGCATTTGAAAGGCCGTTTGATATGGCACTACCAATACTGGACAAAGCGCTTCCTATCGCACTAACAGCACTCTGTGCCTCGGCTACAGCGCTGGTGAACGCCCCTTTTACTGCACTCACACCGGCAGAAACAATGCTTTTCATTTTGTTCACAAAGCCGATAATGGAGTCTACAACATTTGAAATATGAGTTTTTAATGCATCCCAAATACTGCAAATCATTTCTTTCATGGAATTGAATATTGAAGTCGCATTAGACTTAATTCCATTCCAAGCACCAGAAAGAAAAGACTTAACATTATTCCATACAGCACTTGTATTAGTTTTTGTGTTATTCCATGCATTTGCGATAGCAGTATTAACACTGCCAAAAACCGAGCTCGCAGTAGATTTAATCGTATCCCACACTCCGGAAAGCGAAGACTTAATAATATCCCATTTTGATGTGGTATCAGTACTTACATTATTCCATGCACCGCTAATAGTAGTTTTTAAATTTTCCCACGTAGTGCTTGCTCGCGTTTTGATGTTATCCCACGTGTTTGAAAGCGAAGTCTTAATATTGTCCCATTTAGTGGAGGTATCAGTACTGACGTTGCCCCACGCCATTGAAATAGTGGTTTTAATACCATTCCAAGTATTACTTGCTGTAGTTTTTATGCTATCCCAAGTATTGGAAAGCGAGGTTTTAATATCATCCCACTTTTCTTTTGTGTCGGTTTTGATATTTTCCCACTTTTTCTTAAATGTATCTTCTACAGATTTAAGAGTTTTTTCTACCTTTTTGGTTAAGAAATCCCAGTCTAACGCAACAGAAGTAGCCAACGACGCAGCTCCGGCCATAATAAGACCTATTCCGAGCCCTGCTCCAACGCCCGTAAGCAGCAATATAACGCCAAGCGCCAGTAAAGCCCCTCCGACTATGCGTGTGATTTTGGTAATTGTTTTCCTGACCTCTTCAGGTATCTCGTTCCATTTAGGTTCAACCGAGCTTGCCATCATTAATGCACCGGTAGCCAAGAGCGCAAGGCCGATAGGTATGTTAGTACCCGAGAACGCCAAGAGCGCACCGAACGCTATAAACGCAATTGATACTGCTGCTGTTATCTCTGCAATAACGCCTTTTATATTGTCCGATAGTTTATCCCAATTCGGTACAACAGCTGTAGCCATAGTCAATGCACCAGCTGCCAAAAGCGCAAGACCTATAGGCAGGTTAATGCCCGAAAAAGCCAAAATTGCACCAACAGTTATAAACGCTAACGATACAGCAGCGGTTATAATTGCTATTACATCCTTCACTTTTTGAGGCAACTTGTCCCAATTCATGAGCGCGTTTGTTGCAATGCCTATTGCACCAGCTGCTATGAGTGCTATGCCTAAAGGCACATTTACGCCCGATAAGGCTAACAATGCGCCAACCGCTATAAGTGCACCGAGTACAATGCCTTTGATTGTAGTCAGGGCATCTCTAATATGATCCGTGCTCTTTTTCCAATTGATAATTGCCGCAGTTACGAGTGCAGCAGCACCAATTGCCATAAGAGCAATACCTAAAGGAATGTTTGCCCCTGAAAATGTCAAGATTGCTCCCAGTGCAAGCAATGCGCCGCCAACCACACCGAGAATTAAAGCTAACGTATTTGCAATTCCGTCGGTCATGCTATTCCAATTCAGTTTAACCGCAACAACTAAGCCAGCAGCGCCAGCCGCCATAAGCCCCAAGCCAAGAGGTATATTTGCACCACTAAGTGTTAGAAGCGCACCAACTACAAGTGAAGCTCCTGATATAATAATGAATAACTGCGCAAGGGCTTCCTCAATGATGTTTTTCAGTTTATCGATTTTCATTTCAATCGCATCACTGAGAAAATCATACTCAGGCAATTCAAATTCAAAGCCACCGCCACCGCCGCCTGCACCGCTGCCGGAAGATGATTTGTCTTCCGGCTTGAATACATTCAACTCGTCAAAACCGGCAGTGTACTGTTTAAGCTTTTTTGCAGCGTCGCCAGCACCTTCAAGATTGTCCTCAAGAGCGCCAGCGCCACCTGCTGCATTATCAAGGCCGGAATAATCAATGTCCGTCAACTTAAATCCGAACAAACTTGCTATAGCATTTGCTATTTCTCTTATAACTCTCAAAATAGCAATCGCCACGGGAAGTATCGCGTTGAGCATCGGGATAAAGATATCGCCTATTGCTCTCGCACACATAGTGAACTGCGCCTGCAATATTCTGAGCTGATTAGCCGGGGCTTCAAGCGAACGTGCCATATCACCCTGTGCAGTCGTTACCTGTGTCATAATGGCGTAATAACGTAGCTCGGCTTTCTCGGCCTGAGTCATTGCCGATACACTTTCATTGATACCCAGTGTATACGCCGTCTGCTGCAAACGTGCCTGAGACAGGTCATAGCCCAACCTACGTAGCGGCTCAAGCTCGCCGGAAATGCCGGACTGCAATTTTAACATTGCATCTTCAACGCTTATATTAAAGAACGAACTTATATCATAGCCTAATTGCGTCAGGTTTTTGCTCATCGTGTATGCTCGATCTGAAACAGAACCAAAGCCCTCTAAGAGCGTATTGAATATACCCTGATTGCGCATCCACTCGGCAGGGTCAATACCCATGACTTCAGATACAACCTCGGCGTATTTCTTTGCTTGTTCGGCATATTTGCCCATTGATGCAGTGAAGAGGTTCAAGTCTTCCTGATATTTATTCGACTCTGTGATAGCCGAGCTTATCAAATTCGACACCGTACGCAGCGATAAAGCAACGCCGCCCAATTTGAGAAGCCCTGCCGTTTTACCAAATTTGCCAACGCTTTTCTTGCCCTTTTCACTGGACGAGATAAGTTTTTGAATTTTCGATGGAAACGCCGAGAAACCGTTAGATACCTTTTGCATCTCATCAGCCAGTGGCTTCATAGCCGCAGCCAGCTCCGACATTTGCCGCGTGAATTTATCAAGATCAACTTTTTCAAGCTCTCCGACGACTTCGGGGAGCTTTTTCAATTGATTAATAAATGTAGTCAGTTTCGATTTTCCGAGCTCGGAAAGCGGCCTGAGACCGTCCGCGAGGCCGACGAGCTTATCTTTTGTACTTTCGTTAACACCGGCTAAAGCATCGTTTATCGCTTTTATCTGGTTGGCAATAGAAGATGATATAGTAATCTTTCCAACGCCCTTAAGCACATTGAGCGCACCTGCCAGAGATGAAATCTTACTTGCTGCATCCGACTGACTAAAGCCCTTTAAAGCATCGTTTAATTTTCTAATGCTATCAGCAGTCTTGCTAAGTCCGCCCGTGCCGCCTGATGTAGCGGTTTTCAATGCCTTGAGTGTATCTATCAGAGCTTCCAAGCCTTTGACCGTATCTTTGCTGTCATTGACTATCTCGAACTCCAAGCCCTGAATTTCTACATTATCAGCCATCCGTTACACCACCCTCTTCTTTAAATTTCTTGTTATTTGACATCATAAATGCCTGCATAAACGCTTTTGCCTTTTCGTCCTGCCTCTTTTCAACCACCTGTTTCTTGCGCGTTTCATCGTTCCTGCTAAACAGCTCATAAGGCTGATTTGCATACGGCGTAGGCTTAGTGCCTTTCTTTGCAAACGCTCGCAATATAGGAGCAACGTCAATCAATGCTTCATAAAAATAAGCTCCCTGTAACCACGCATCTTGATTTTTTAAATCCTGTTTTATCTGCGCCGCGCGGCGGTAATATTTAACTAAATCGCAATCTTGCTCCCAATATTGCTCATAGGTCATACCTATAGACAGGTAATACGGAAAAAGCTCATAAAACTTATCTGTGTAAGCAAAACGGGGGATGGGGCTTCGTTCACCTCCATCCCCCACGTTTATGGAAGAATGGCCGCTTACCAGCCAGCCTTCCAGCTCAGGTTTCCCTCATCGTTCTCCTGCTCGGGTTCGTCAAGCAGCGCCATAAGCGGCTCGTTGTACATCTCCACAAGTGCGCCTATAAGCTCGTCCTTGTGGTTCAGCTTTGCATAAATTGCGTCAATCACATCACGCTTAACAAAACGATGATGCGCAAGAAACGCACCCGCAAAAAGTGCGGGAAGAAGCGTCATAGGTTTACGCTCCATGTCAGCAGCCACAAAGCCGTTTTTCTCCATGAGCTCGATTGTCTTTCGGGTAAATTCCAGTGTATATGTAACGCCGGAAACAGGATCGTTAATAGTAAGCTGTTTTGCCATGATAAATCCTCCTTATCAATTTGGCTTGTAATCAGGTATCAGAAAAAGCAATAGGCGTGGACGGAGCAATGGTAATAGTCATGCCCACAACTTCATTTACGCCGCCACCGACGGGATAAACAGAAAGCTCGCCGTCAAAGCTAAACTTACCGTTAGAGCCATCTGGGGTAACAGTGCCGGAAACCTCCGTACCGCCGAACCACACTGCATAGCTGGCTTTCTTACCTTCAAGAGCCTTGAGCGTCTTGAAAGTGGTCATGTCGTAGTTTGCGGAGAACGACAGGCCATCAAGAGACTGAATGCCTGCAATATAGGTCTGCATGTTGTCACTCAGAGTAGTGGTTTCGAGCATTTCGGGCTCGCCGCCGAGATCGGGGAACTCTTTGATATCAACAAGCTTCGACCAGGTATCACCTGTGTCACCTTTCTTCATCAGAAAGACTTTATATGTACTTATCGCCATGATTTACCTCCTATAAAGATTGGTACCGTCCGTTTCTGCCTTGTATCGGGCAACGAGCCGGTAAATTGTCGCATTTTCCATATTTGGAACGGGCGAAAGTGATATTCGCCTAAAATTCTTTGAATACATCAAATTATCGATGAACGTTATGATCTCGCGGCAAGCCGCTTTTTTAGCAACGCTTTTGTTGGAATAAACGTTCACCTCATACATCAGCGTCGAAAACTCAACACTACCGCTGTCCATGTGCGCCTGTGTCGTGTAATTGTCCTGCTCGACAATGCTCACATAAGGAAAATCAGGCGGAGCGTTTATATATTCGCCGCTAACGATAATGCCGGGGAATTTGCTTCTGAGCGCTTTAGCTATTGGCGTGTATATCTGATTTTCAATGTCGATCATTTAAACACTTCCTTTGCCAAAGCAGTTAAGCTTGCTTCCAATTCCTTTACCGTTTCATACATCGGCATATTTGCCGGATTGCCTTGCGTAATAACAACGGTGCTGCCGTCGGGCTTTTCTCTGACGATACCGTTAGAGCCGGGTTCACCGTAATAGCCCCATGATGATTGCTTGCCGTGACCATCACCGTACTCGCCGCGAGCCATACCCAGCTCACCCGCTTGCGGATGATTGTTGGGATAAGTAACGCCTGTACCGAACTCTATAAACAGCGTTGCCGTGCCCGTAGCGACTATTGCCATAGTGTTTCTGTCTCGTTCTTCGATCTTCACCACAACATCATTCGTGCCGTCATAGATCGCAGTGCCGAACTTAGCGCTCGCCGCGTTGTAACCCATTTTCGCCAAACGCCTCAGAAACTCGTTTGAGCGCTCTTTGAGCCACACGTTGTATTCGTTCACGCTTTTTATCAGCTCCGCAATACCGGCATTAGACAGCGGTACAACGACCTTTTTCACGACACATTCACCTTTTGAATTGCATACGCAATGGCATTAAGCGATTTTGCAACGCGCTTTACAACGTAGTCATAAAGTGGAGTGCCGTCCTCGCTGTATTCAGGCAGCTTATCAACAAACAAAACCGAGTTTTCGTCAATCGGACAAGTCAGGTCGTCGGTAACGATCACCTTGTCATAACCCGCGAAATTGCCGAACTGTTCTATCTGTGCCGTGCCTGTAGCCGACGAAACATTAGCTCTTAACTTAACGGCGGGTTTGTAAATCAACCTTGAGCCACCGGTTTCGTTGCCGTATTCATCCTCAACGATTTCCTTGCGGTCATAAAGCTGATACCAAAACGCCATTTTGTTTCGCTCTAATATCTTCATGCGTCACCTCCGAGGGTGGACGCAAAAGGCACAACATCTCTCAACAGCGCAGAAGGGATATCGGCATTGTCATAAGTGCGCGATATTCCATTTTCACTATGTGCCGTCTCCCCTTCTGCACCGCGTTTGTTGATTAGATAAACTGCGATCTCGACCTGAACATACTCATAGCGCTCAGGCACATTCTGCGTAGCAAACGTAAAAGGATATGCTTTCCTGCAAACCTTATCCCCGGCGATTTTAAGGTAAGTGGACAGAACGCTTTCATCCGTCTCGCCGGTCATAGCTTTAACCATTGCCAGTTTTTCAGTTTCCGTCATGCTGTCCACTCCTTTCGATTAAATGTTTTTATCAGCCACCGGTAGAGCCAGTGGCTTTGAAATCAGCTGCATTCGCAACAAATACGCTGCGGCTGTAAGTAGGCGCGGTAAACGAAGTCGAAATGCCGGTAAACTTGCCGTGATACCACTCGGGGCCATGATCGAGGCCGATCTGACCAAAGAGCTGGTATTTCTGACCCGCGCCGGTCTTAGCAAGCTCTTCAAGGAAGAAGTTGCCCTTGCCGGGAACGGGCTGGAACACAGGGGCAAGAACGTCGAGGTTCAGCAGCAGTGCAGTGCCGCCGGGCAGGTATTCACCGAGGTACAGGTAAACAACACCTATCGGGGTAACGACGCTCGACAGCGCGATACCGTTGATCTCACGAGACGCAGGAACTACCGACAAGCCGTTCTGTACCGCATCAGCGTTGATCTGGAACATGGTAGTTGCATCGCACCACAGGCACAGGCCGGTAGTGGGCGCATTCTGACCATAGATTTTCTTGACCATATCTGCGATATCCCACAGGCCGAGAGGCTTGGATGCCATTGCCTTGGTGTTGGTAGTGATAGCAGGAACGAGACCACGGGTCTTGTTGATCTTGCTGTCGTCGGTGGCCTTGTTATATACGCCATTGATGAAGGTATACTCGATATCGGCATTGATCTTCATCATCTTCGCAGCAACCTGAAAATCGAGCTCGTTCATGGGGTTAGCCTGCTGATTGGCAATATTGATGCCGCTCAGAGTGCCCATGTTCGACTGCTTTGCATAAGAGATGCCTACGCTTTCCTGAAAGATCTGAGTAACGTTCGTTTTCTGCTCACGAGTTACTACGGTTGCGTCAGGCGCAGTAAGCGACGCGGTCTCACTGATAGCAGGCTGAGCACCACCGCCGGAAGTAAACTCCTGACCGGTAACGAACTCAACATGATTGGTCGTCTTTGCTCTGCCGCCTATGATCGAGGACAGCGGAGTGCGGGTATTACCCTTGTTAAAAAGCATTCCGGAGTAGTTAAGTACCCCAAAACTTGTAGCAAAAGTATCTGCCATAATTGGTTTTCTCCTTTATTCATTCTGAATTTGCGCCTCCGCCTGAGCTTTAAGGCGCGTGTAATACGCAGCCGCCGTAAAATCGCCGGCCTTCTGCGCGTTTGAAATCTTTTCGTCGTAATTTACAGACTCGTTACCGCCCTGACCAGGTGCAGGTCTCGGAGTCTTTTTAAGAGCATCTGCTTTAACTCTTTTCGCGTAATCATCAAGAAACTTCTGATTATTAGCAAAAACCTTTTCGCTGTTGCCCTCTGCCATTGCCTTAGCGGTTTCCTCTGCAAGTGTTTCGTCATAGCCCTGAGCAATAAACTTAGCTTTATACTCAGAAACCTTTTTGCCCTCGCGCAGCTCGTCAAGCTCTTTCTGCATCTGCGCGATGCTGTCAGCCTGCTCCTGCTTTTTGCGTTCGTCTTCAGAAAGAAGCTCATTGTGCTTTTTCTTCCACGAAGCGGCCTCGGAATTGGCTTTAGACGCTGCGGATTTGTACCTTTCCAGCTCTATCGAATTGTCGTTATACTCGAACGCTTCGAGAGCCTTGATTTTCTCCTCGGCGGTCATGTTTTCATAACCGTCAATACTACTTACATCGATTTTTGCCATGATGATTACCTCCTGCGTTTAACAAGGCTGTTCACTCAGCGCTATTTTCTGTTTTTGGTGGGGTTGTCTCCCCTCTGCGATTTAGGTCTTCCCTGACCATTAACGCCTCTCGGCGATTGATTACTTTTTGTTGCTGCCTTTCTCATACCGCGCACAACGGTGAGCTTTCATGAACACTCCGCAGAGCTCAGGGGCAACAGGAAGGAAAAGAGGATAACAAAAAAGGAGCTACCGACATCTTTTCGATATCGATAGCCCCTAATTGGCTGTTCCTAATACCCTATGTAATAGGCTGTTCGTATTTAGTTTTGCTTTTGATCTCCCAAACGCAAATTTTATTGTTCTTTACGCCGATCTCAATTCTGCTGCGTTGATTTAGCGCCTGCTCTATCGCCGTTATCATCTCCGGCGTTAGCTGCATCACCGTTCTCGGTTTTATCTCCATTAGCTATTACCTCCGCAGCCTTTTTCTGCTGCTCTTCCATGTACTCCACGCTCATTCTGTACGCAAGCTGCGGATCACTAAACAGACCGCAGTGTGTAAATGCCAACACAGGCGCGATTTTAGGATTAGCGAGCATCATAGTCAATACGTTCGCTTTTTCGGTAATGTTCTCGTAATTTCGCCTTGTAAAGCGGATTTCGAGGTTTGAAAGCTTCAGACTCAAATCGCTCAGATCGCGGCAAATGTGCAGCAGCAGCTTAAGAAACTCTTTCTCCGCTTTTTTAAACACAAGCTCCGTATCTTTAGCTCTTGCCTCGGCGGATGACCAGCCGTCACGCATAATAACGGCTGAACCGGTATCCGATGTTGAAGAACCGCCGTTTCTGTTCGGCATACCGCAAATTGTCAGCACAGTGTTATACATACTGTCGACAAGCGTCTGAGTTTGCGTTTGATTCATCTCGGAAGTAAGATATTCAATTTCTGCTTTGAACTGAGGATCAATGTCCTTGAACTTGATTGCGCCCTCGTTACGCAGTTTTGAAAAATCGTCGCTCGAAATGTCGACATTGTGGAAAAGCATAAGCGCCTGAACAAACTGCTCAACGCCGTCAATACGGTTGCTTTCGGTCGTATTTATAGCATCCAAAAGCGGCAACACAATTTCAAAAGAGCCAAGCCTTGCAGCGTTTGCGGGGTATTCAATGATCGGAATACCAAGTATCTGATCTTCGCTGCGCGTGATAGTAGACAGGTTCTCTATCTCATAATAATGATCTCGCGTGTAACAAGAATAAACAAGCGTTCCGTCCTCGCGGAGTATATACTTTACGCCCAACAGCGCCGGATTGCCAAGTTCACTTGAATAGACCACAAAAGCAAAACGCGGGTCAAGTGTAAATATCTCAAACGGCGCTTCATCTTCCTCTATATTCACATTCGCATCAGGCAGAATCATCCGATAAGACGTGCCACAAATATGAAACCAATCCGCAAGCTCTTTGTCCTTAGCGGCCTTGTCCTCAGATATCACATAGCTGTTAAGCTTCAATACCTTAGACGCAATACTCTCCTCGTCATCACGGCTGACATACTGCACAGGCTCGCCCATAAGATAGCCGACCTTAAACGACACGATCTCATTAGCGCGATTCTCCACGATCTTGTTACAAATCTCCGGTCTTACGTCCTTGACCCTATGAATAATCGGCTGATCTCCGCAATAATAGCGATAAAGATAGTCAATATCCGCGCTATTCTGTAGGTGCACAAATAGTGCTTTTTTAAGAACATCAACTATATTTTTTGCGTTGATCTCAGCGACATCCGTGTATATAACACGCCGCCCAAACAACATACGTCCCGCTATTTGTGACACCTCCTTTGCTAATTCCTACATTATTATATATTTATTTCTGCGTCAAGCAAAACTATCATACTTTGAATTATTTCTATTATTTGTTATTTCACGCACTAACAAGGCCGCTTAAACACTTCTACTTTAGCGCCGTTTAAGCTCTGAGCGAATTCCGCAAACATAGCCATTCCGTCAGGTACATCGTCGTGCTTGTTTTTACCAGCTACGGTGTACGAGCAAAGCATATCCATCATCCGACCGTAGTCCGAGTTTCGCTTATATTTGCTTTCGTCCAAAAACAAGCAGTGCTCTTTGACCCACGCTGAATTTACAATGATTTTTGTTTCCTTATTCGCCGTTGTAAATTTCGTTGTAATGTTGGTAATGCCGCCAAGTCTTTTAACCTCGCCTTGAATTTTCTCCGCCACACGTCGACCGGCCGAGTTGCTTTCAAAACGACACATATTGACCTTGTCTCGCACAAGAATATCCGCAAGGCGAATATCTACAGTGTCAGGCAAACCGTTATCGCAGATACAATCGCCGATATAATAATCCTGCCCATACACATAGCCAACAGGCAAAAACGCATAGTCAGCGCCTTTATCCTTAGTATCACATACGCCGATAACAGCGTCCGGCTCCTGCGTGGGCAGTTCAAAGAAACGCCGCAGCTCATCAGAATGATAAATAAGTCCTTTCCTCTCTATCGGTTGGTTCATGTACAGCGCTTTCCAGCTGACAGAGTCCATAATGTCCCGCTGATCACGATAAAACTTTGTAGTAAACCCTACGCCGTAATCATAATCAAAATTGCTCTCGTCGTTCTCGTTCATAGCGGGAAAGCGAATGAATTTCGCGCGAGGGTTATTCTCATACTCCCGTTCCAAGCGGCCTATAACATCATGTACGCTCCACCGAGTAGCGATATGAAGCTCTTTGCATTTATCGCCGATCTTACGCTGCCTCAAGTCAGTGGTATACGTCTCCCACAGCTTGTCAAGCCGCTCCTTAGAGAGTGCAACTTCAATACCCGACACCAAGTCATCACAGTAAAGCAAATTCGCAGCGCGGTACAAACCGGCGTTTCCTGTGCCTATAGAGGTAAACTCCAGCGTCTCAAAACGCTGACACTTATCAAGATCGATGCGGCAATCCTTAGCGTTTGTGTTGCTGACCTGAACGGCGGGAAATACGTCATGCCAAAGATATTCGCCCTGCGCGTCGAACAGCCTCAAACACTCATCATACACGCCGCGTACAAACGAGTTGGAGTGACTGCCGGTAAGGTTCGGATGATTTGGATCGCGCCCGGCTATCCACGTAAGCAGGAAGATTGCAAGCGTGGTCTTGCCGACGCCGGGGGGTAAGCTCACGGCCAGTAGGTCGAGCTCATCGTCACCGCAAAGCGCCTGTAAAGCGTCAACCACAGGCTTCAACTGCTTCTTTCGCGGCTGATAAAAGCGCTTATCCGCTTGCCTGTCAAGCTCCATATACGTCAAATAGCTGTCGAAATCGTGCGGTGCTTCAAACAGCAGGCACTTACGCCACTGCTCATAAAACGACGCTTTATCTGCGCTCACACGCAGCTGCGCAGCGCACTTTGCCTTTAGCGCCTTGTTAGCAGCGTGAGCCGCTGCAAAATCCTCAGCTTCCCATGCACGGCAAAGCGAGAAAAAATCCCCGTAAGCTCCCTTATCATCAGGTTTCTTATCAATCGCAGCATTTATAGAGCTCGCAAGCTTTTTGTAATTCACTCTAAGCACCCCAATTCTTGATACACTTTAAATATCTTCGGGAATTGAATAGCTATCCAATCAACCATTTCTTCGTTCTTAGCCCATGATCGATCTGACGCAGCAGCATTCCACTGTAAGCCACTTTCGTTTAAGAATACATGGATTATCTCGTGACGCAAAGTGCAAGCCTCCGAGCTCTTACGCACTTCCTCCCTTTCGTCTTTCCAATCCTCAACCGTAGCCAAATCAAGAATGTAAATCTTACGATCACCGGCGCAGCATAACCCACCGTAATGCATCCTTTCCATATATTCATTTTCGCCCGAACCTACCCGATAAACAGCGTACTTCGAGCCCAAAATATCGACCTTACGAATTAGTTTCATAAACACCTCCGCCAAATAAAAAAAGAGGCTACCCCTTTCGAGATAGCCCCTTAGCTGTCACCCTTGCCCTTGCAAGAACCTACTTTATAAAATTCTCGGTATCACATACGCTAACAGTAGCGCGATACATATTATCACCAGCATATAACCGATGAGATTGAAAAAATATTTCATTGTTTATTCATCCTTTAAGATTGCTTCGCGCTTATACCTTTCTTTCATGCGTTGCTCCCATTCTTGCGGGGGATACCCATTTCGTCTTCATACTCCCACATTCTACGGTAAAAAGTATTCCGACTAACACACAGCCGTTTAATAGCATGCGCGGTGGTGATCTCATTCTTATACCACGACGCATGAACGTCTTTCAAAAGCCCCTCATCAATAGCAATAGGCTTTCTGCCTTTATACTTCCCAGCTGCTTTTGCCGCCGCAATCCCTTCCGCTTGCCTTTGTAAAGTCTGATCACGTTCAAGCTGTGCCATAGCGCCGAACACCGTCAACATAAATTGGCCCTGCGGTGTTTCTGTATCAATATTCTCTTTCTGCGAAACAAAAGCTACCTTCTTGCTCTTCAACTGCTCAATCAAGCTCAGCAAATCTTTCGTGCTTCTCGCAAATCGGCTGATGCTCTCAACAATAACAACATCGCCCTCACGCACATAGTCCAGCATAGCTTCCAGTTGAGGACGGCCAGCGCGGCTTTTCCCGCTCGCCTTTTCAATATAAATTTTTTCAACGCCGAGTTCCTTCATCAAAATCTCTTGGCGAATAGTGTTCTGCTCCTCTGTCGATACACGAACATACCCAACTTTCATTATGCCCTGTCTCCTTTGCGTTTTGTCTATTACACAATACCATATGCAACGTTATATGTCAATACTTTTTGTGCCCAAAATTTCATAAATAGATCTCTTTTTTGTTTTTTTGCGATTTTTGAAATAGCGTGTAAGGCAAACTGGCCTTTTTATTTTTTTCAGTATTCACAAGCGTAACCCCGGCCCCGTTGCGCGTTTCTTTTCCCCCTCCCCCGGCTCTGCCACCGTGCCCCAATTGGGTATGATTATATGGGCATCGTGCACAAATACCCGCACACATTATTGTGTATATTTTATGGGTAAAATATGTTGCAAAATACTTGACATATATTTAAATGGGCATTATAATGGGCACGTAAACAAAAAAGCGCACCCGAAGCCGTAGGAAGCAAACCGGGAGCGCGCCACACAAGGAGGCACCGCTATTATAGCACGGCCTCTGCAGAAAAATCAAGGAGGAAAGAACCATGAAGCAATATTTCAATGTAACTTTTCAGTATTCCGAAGGCGTGTATTGTGCGAATATCGCCCACGCCGAAACCGCCGCAGATGTAGAAGCCCATTACAGCAGCAAATATGCATGGGTTAGCGTATCGCCCGCCGCAGACTACGAAGTGGAGCAAGCCCGCCGCCGTGGTAAGCCAATCGTTGAAATTGAGCCGCAGCCCCACAAAGGAAACGGAGGACAAACAAGCATGGCGGCGACGATTTACGAAAAAATGTATGCAGCGCTGGAAGCCCGCAAAGACCGTAGCGCATGGGACAAAGGCGTGACCCTTTACGCCTTTGAGTTGGTGCAAGAGCTGCAAGAGCGGGCAAAGTATGAAGAACGGAACCCCGAGTCCGGCGCAGAGTGCAAACTCTGGATGTTGAACGGTGCGAGCGACTGGAGCGAATACAGTTGGGGAGGTTCTTCCCTGATCTATAACGGAGATATTGCGGAGCGCCTTTGCTGCCCGTCCGAACTCAGAAAAACCCGCAACGGCGAACGCAGACCGAACAGCCGGGAAGAATGGCTCGACACGCAAGCAAGAGCATTGCACCAAGCCGCAAGCCGTGTATTGCGCTTGTATCGTTCCATAGTGACGGAATAATGAAGGAGGCACAGAAAATGGCAAAATACGATGATATCAGCAAAATAATTGTTGCTGTTACAGTAAATCACACACAGCGCACTATATCAGCAAAGCGCACCGGCGACCGTTGCCCGTTATCGTACATCCAAACCGTTAACGCGGCAACACTCGCCGGAACATATAGAGATGTAGCCGCTTATTTTCTCGATCTTGCCGCCGATCAGGAAAAAGACACAGCGCGCACCATCCAGGAGCAAGCAGAAATAATGTTAAACGAACATCGACCGATATTTTAAAAGGGAGCTTAACAAGGGGGTTATATTATGGTGAAGTATGATAATTGCAAGAATTGCGTGAGCCGTTGCGAACACGCGGGAAAAGACCGGGAATTTGTGTGTATGGGCGGGAAAACTTGCAAAGTACTTCACACACCCGAAAGAATATCGAAAGCGGCAACAGATTTTGCAGAAGCTATAAAAATCATAGCCGCCAAGCCGAGCAACCTCGAAAACCTCGAAAACTATCTGTCTCGGCATTTTTTAGAATGGCTTGAAAAGTGGGCAAACAGCCCGGAAGACCTCACCGCAGAAATGAAAGCATTTGCGGAAATGGAGTTTGAAAAATGACAACTTTATTAATTATCGTTATACTTCCGATCATGATTTTATTTGATTGCGTGAAGAAAAACAAATAACGTTCTACACCGTCCCGGACGCGATCCGGGGCGGTTTTGTTTTACCCTGCTTTGCTATATAGCCGGACAATAAAAACCGCTTACAACGCTGTCAAAGCGCAGCACAGCGCATTATATATTATCATTTGCCCTGTATTTAGCGCTGTAATCAATTGTGAGCGGCTTTTTCTACGTAATAGTGTAATTACCCTTGTAAATCTAAATTCGCTTGTAGCGCATTTAAAAGCCATTTAACGCAAAAATTGCGTTTTAAGCATCACAGGCCGCGCAGATCGCAGCAAATGACCGGCAAATAAAAACGCCGTCGAGCGCCCACAATGGGAGCCCGGCGGCTTTATTTTGCGTTTTATGCAATTTTCAAGCTGAAAAATTTCTCAGCGCTTATGCGCAAGGCATAGTCGGTAGTCGTTTGATAGTCGCTTGACTTTTTCTACGATAGTCGCTTAAAGTTTTCTGCCGCATGCCGGGCAGAAACGGAAAGTTACTATTGCTTGTTTGCTCTCGTGCGTCATTACTGAAAAAGTTTCGGGCGAAATCAGTATGTTTTCGCAAAAGTTGCAGCCATCACGTTCATAGTCGCTGATAGTCGCTAAGGTTTCATAGCCGCTGGCATAGTCGCTCAAGGGTCTACCTCATAGTCGCTGGCTGACGCGCCGATCACGTCTTCAAGGTATTTCTTCTCCAAAGTCTCTGCCGGTACTTGCTCGCCGAGCTGCTGGGTAGGCGTGAGAACGACCTCCTGTTTGTCTTGATATCCCATATTATTCTTCATTAGGAAAATTCCTGCTACGGGATTTATCTTGCCATTTTGCATATAATTTTCCATTTGGACATTTAAAATTTGATACGCTTTTTTGAGCATGTTCCTACTTTCGGAAGGTATATAGTCGCTTTGCACCCCATTCATCCACTTCCACAAAGTGTTACGTTCGATGCCAAAAGCTAATGCCAACCCAGCAACAGAGGGTTTCATATCGTCATCAGCGCAGGTTTGGAAGTAGAGAGTAACACGTTCGAGGACGTTTTCAGGTTTTTTCATGTCGACCGATGGCCAATTCCACATTTTGAGGTTGTGTTCGAGATATTTGCGGTTATCGCCGGGTTCGGCTTGCACTGTGCTGTCAGGACGTTTGTAACCGCCTGCACCTTTAGGGTGGCCGCGTCCGCGCTTGGGCGTTATTTCGGTCGTTGTTGTTTCGGTTGAAGTTTTGGTTTTAGATTTAGATTCTGCCATGTTAGTTATCACCTTCTGTTGTAGAATTATTGGTTTTGTAAGATTCGTGGAACGTCGGAACAGGAGAAACATCTCGGCAAAATGGGCACTTAACAAATGCTAATTGTTCGAGACCGAACGCAATTACTTCAGCATCTGCATAAGGGCTGTATTGAAATACGCAGCCACAACAAGAACATTCTTTCGTAATTTCGTTGTTTTTCCCAGGTTTTAAAATTTTCATGCATTTGCTCCTTTCGGTATCATGTGATAGACTTCATAGTAAAGTTGATCGGCGTTTTCGATTGTTCTATTCTTGGCATAGTTACAACCGGCGGCCTCGATTGATTTGTAGAATTCTGCAATTTGCATATTGCTTCGAGTATATTGCTGCTCACGATTTGAATTGATTATATAGGCGGCTATGATTTTGTTTTTGCGTTCAGCGCCTATAGCAGCGGTTATCATGCCTTTAGCGTGGAGGTCATAGAGTTCTCGAGCTTGGTAATATAGCAGCTCGTCAGCCGGTGATCGTTCGCCTTGCAAAGGCAAATTTTGAGCCGCTTGCAGGATGATGTTATTTGCAGTTATTGACAAATTGACTATTTTGAACACCTCCGATTTTTGAATTTTTAATACAGGACAGGGGACGGGTAGGCACGCGGTTTCCCTATATAAGTGTTTTGTTTTCTTATATGGTGTACACCATACGCTATTTTACGGAATACTCTTTTTATATTACTTTACCTGTCCCCCTGTCCTGTAAAAGAGAAAAAAGATAGATAATTCAAGGGATTGAGCCACGGGACAGGGTACGGGACAGGGGTAGGACAGGTCTATATCCTGCCCCGTTTTTGCTGTGACTTTTGCACAAAACCAACGTATTTTGATTGTGCAAAACGTCAAAAAGGTAATTCGTTGATATTCTTGATAGCTCCCACTTTTTTTTGCCAACATCTTTGCCGACCATATTTCGCGGTATATTTTCTACCAATGTTTGTCCATTCAGGTATTGTAGCGACGATACGATAAATCTCTTGTGTCTCTTTCGGTGTTAAGTCTCTTTGGAAATCGCTGTCAGGAAATAGCGCCTCACATTTTAGCTCCTTAATGCATACGGTATCGCCCGGCGACTTCTCATCAAGGTACTTTTCAATAACGCCGATACGCCAATCATCCTCCATTGCTTCATCCTGTGCATGCTTGTATTCGGACAGCAGAGAACGATCTGCGAAAGCTGGCATTTTGCCTTGCTCGAATTTTACACGCGCTTCTGCCCAGCATTGAATAATATAGTCGCGGCATTCCTGCTCATGATCGTGTAGATCATAACCATTGCTATTGACTGTTACGGGATAAAAACGACGGTTGCCGGTCTTGTCGCGTAAGAATTGTTCGTTATTGGTCGTGCCTATAAAGATGCACCGGCGCGGAAACTCCATTGCGTTAACGTCGTAAGGCGGCCTGTATTTGTCGCGCTGCCGTGTTATGTAGGACTTGACGGCCTCCTGCTCTTTCGTTTTGGTAAGCGCAAGCAGCTCCGCGACCTCGCATATCCACGCGCCTTCTAATTGCTCTATGGCCTTTTGACCGTCCATTTCGGTTACTTCGGAAAAATAACTATCGTTAATGGCAAGCCATTTAACAAGCGTGGATTTGCCTTCACCCTGCTTTGCACCGATGAGTACAGGAACATCATCAAACTTGCAGCCGGGCAGATAGAGCCGGTTAATGCCGCCAGCAAATATCAGGCGGCTGACCTCACGGGTATAGGCGGTGTCCTCGACTTTCGCCCATTTAGAGAGAAAATGTATGCAACGTTCTTCTCCGTCCCATTCAAGAGTGTCAACTATGTCCTTTATCGGGTTATATTCGCGTTCCTTCCACAAAATGCGCAAAGCGTCAGAGTGTTTTTTATCGCTGTACAGGCCGTAATTAGCTTCACAGAAATTTCGGCTTTGTGCCGCATCCGCGTCCGACCATCGGCATATTTCGCCGTTATGCGTGATCTCAGGTGAATTGCGCAGCACATTAAAACGAATGCTGCTATATTCCATTCTCCCACGCATGATTTTAAGAAAATTGTCGATAGTCGGAACGGGTACGCCTTTGTCGTTTAAGCGTAGATCAAGGTCGTTTCTATCTTGCGCCTGTGATTTTTTAAAATCGGCTTCAAGCTGCTTGTCCTTTTGACGATATGCGCCGAGCTGACGGTTAACGACTACTTTTGCGCCGACTTCTGCCGCCCTTATCTGCATAAGCGCCTGTATGCGTTCGCGTTCAATAATGTCGGGGATATCAAACGAAACCAAAACGGAATTGATAAGCTCGGCAGCGTTCATGCTTGCTATGGCTTCATCCGTTAATTGGTTGCAGTCAATCAGTTTCGTCATACTATCCCCCCCTTATGAATATAGCATCAGCCGGTAGGCCGCACCGTCGATTTCCTTACAGGCAATGATGTAATGCTCGTCTATAGGCTCTGTAGGGCTCTCAGGGGCATATTTGCGCTTCCACTTATCAAGTGTGGCATATACCCATAAAAGGCGCTCATAGCGCTGTTGAAGCTCTTTCTCAGCCTGTCTGCGCCTGTTGTACTCCGTGATCGCCTCGTTACAGTTTGCTGTAAGCTCGCTGCTCTCGCGTAAAGTCATTTTGCGGTCGGCTACTATCGGTAAGTCAAAGTCGTTAATCAGCTTTCGCGTCGATTGTTCAAAATCGAGATTGAACAACTGCCCGGTAAAACTGATGACGTCGCCTGACCAGCCACAGCCAAAGCAATGGGCGCTATGCCGGTTTTTGATTTTGAATGATGCCGTTTTCTCGGCGTGAAAAGGACATCTTGCAAAACCGGCGCGATTAAAATCAAGCCCGTAAGCTGTAGCAACAACGGCGAAATCAAGCATATCTTTTATTAATGCGCTTTTATGTTTTGCATTCATTTAGCATCATCCTTTCCAGCATTTCGCGTCCTTCACGGTAAAGGATATCGTGTATCAGTTTGCCGCTTGTGCGTTGATCGCAGAATATGACCTGACAGCGATAACGCGCCAGCCATGCTAACAGCGACGCAACAAATGCCTGCGGTTTCATCTGACTGCGATAGTTGCCGCTGTAGGCATCTTCCCAGCACTGGTTTTCTATCAGCAGATAGATCTTTGCGTCGGCAGCTTTGGCGCGTTCAAATTCCCGTGCGAAACGTGCACGGCCATTGCAGAAGCATTGAGCTAATTCTGAAAAATCCATCTTGCGCTCTACGGCGGCGTTTAGCGTCAGCCATTCGCCGCCTATAGGGAACTTCGCCGAGTAGTCGCCAAAATCGAGCTTACACCTTTCATAAAGGCAGTTCATGCTTTTCAATCGCGCTCTGAAGCGTGGTGTATCCTGTTCACGCGTATCTACTAATATCACCATGCCTCCGAGCGCATCTTCGATTTCGCGTGGTGTCATGGGCTTTAGAACGGCAGATCGCTATCGTCGTCATCCATTGTTGTGAACGTCGCAGCAGGATAAGCGGATGCAGTGTCGGCCTTTTTAAGGGGCTTGTCCTTCGGCATTTTGAAGTTGCCGTCGCGTACATCCTGCGCGGTGGTAACGGCACAGCACTCGGTTGTCCAGCCGGTGTTGCCGTTGTATTCCCATTCCTTATTACGGAACAGAACGCCGAGTCCCTTGCCCTTGAGTTTGGCTTCATCCCAATCCCAGTGGTAGCCGTTATTGGTTTCCTCAAGGCATGCTATAAGGTTGTTAAAGGATTTTTTCTGACTGTCGAAGTACTGATTGCTTTCGTTTGGTATGTTGATGCGGTAACAGCCGCGCCACTTTTTATCGTTGTTGGTGTTGGCGCGATAGTCCGCCGCGAAAAAGCCCTTGTGTTCACCTTCGGCGATATCGAAATCGATTTTCAGGACGCTACCCCAATCGTAATCAATGACGCTTGCATCCATGATCTTAGCGACATAGCCGCCTGCCGGAAGTGTTTCACGCGCTATGGTGCGTTCTGCTTTAAAGCCGTTGTAAGATTTAATCATTGTTTTTGTTCCTTTCTTATTTCAATATTCAAGAGGGCAGCTAACGCCCACGTATTTATCAGGCTCGGCGCATACTTCGTTATTAAGCATGCACCTGTAAGTATTGCATTTGTAGAAATAGCACTGTCGGCAGTTGATGTGCGCTTTGCCTGTCGCGTCTATCGGGAAAAATACCTTGACGGTTGCCGTACCCTCTACATAACCGGGTACACCGTTTTCAAACTTAGCCATATCACAGCCCCCAATAACTTCTTATCGCGTCGTCCACGAATTTTAAATCATTCTCGATTTCAAGCTCAAACATGCCCTCCGGCGACTTGCTTATATCGCTGCCGTCAGACTGCGTAATAAACATATGCTTCCCGTCGCGGACTACGCAGCGCAGCACAATTGTTGCCATACCCTCAATGCATACTTTTTCATTAAGCAATTTACCAATTGTGCGTATTTTGGTCTCGCCGTAGTCGCTTGTGTCTTCGTGAACGACTATGTAGACTATGACGTCTTCGGGCAGCTCATTTTTGACGAACATCAGCAGTCCCCAAAAGCTATCGGCAATGCTGTTATACAGATCGAATGAGCTTGATCCGCTTTTCGGTGCCGAGTGACCTTGCATAAACGCGTTAGTCATTAGATAACCGCTATCGTCAATGACTGCCGTTTTTACCGGCATCTTTTTCAGTCCGTTCATAATCTTAACAGGATTGTCGCTGACCATTGTATACTTAAATTTTTTTCGAAACGGCAAGCGCTTTGCGATAACGTTAACAAGAAAAATCTCGTCCTCGCCGAAGTTAAGTAGGCTTCGGCTTTTTCCGCTGCCGGATTTACCGTAAACAATAACGCATTCTCCCATATGGTTTATGCACCTCCCTTGCGTCCTCTGCGTTTATAACCTCTGCGCCGATAAGCTCGGCAAGTTCTTCGGTCGGCAAATCGTTGATTTCTTCTCTAAAGCAATCGGGGCACAAACGCCGACCGTTGGAAATGTACATTATATCGTCGCCGTAAAACCAGCCGTCGCATTCCTGGCATATGCAATCGGGGGTAGGAAAATCAGGCGGCTCTAATGGCCGTTCTATAGAATACATATTCACTTTACCCTCTTTCCATTGAATAATCTTGTTTTTTTCTTTCGGCGTATATAGCCGTTGATCAATACGCCGTTCGGTGCACTATGCTTTTCTAAATACGCCTTTTTCGCCGCTTTATCGGCCTTGTTATCTGCGCAATAGGTTTTATAACTATCGCATTCAATATGGCAAAACGGCGTTCTATCCGGGCAATTACGGCAGTCACTTTCCATAGTTTATAGGTTCAAAGCCGTTACACCAGCCGTTGCGCTTATCGCAGTCGCAAGCGCACTGATCGCAGCACCAGTCGTAATAGGTGTTTTCGCTTCTGCGGCAGATTTCACGGATTGCTACGCGGTAATCATTTATTTGCTCGTTGAAATGGTTTGCCAAGCTGACCATGCTGTCATAAGAATACATTGGAACACCGTCGAGAATATCAATCAGCCATTTACCTATTGCGTATAGTAGTTTTTTCATGTTTATTCTCCTTCAGTAAGTATTGACTTGCCGGTATACATTGCGTAGCTCCGCTCGATAGAAGCGCCGAAGCTGCTACACCAGCCCTTAAGCAGGTAGATCGCGTCGGCTGTATCTATCATTGCGAAGCAGATGCGTATATAGTCTACCGGGAGCATGCCCTCCGGCAGCTCAGCAGGATTTAATACGATATGTCGCCGCGCCTCAAGGCTCTTCGCGGCGATATCGAATTTCTCTTTGTAATTGGGATCACCGGTGATCTTCCCGGCTATGTAGATCTTCATTCTTCTTTCCTTCCTCCGTTAGCACAAATGAGCTTTTTCATATCTGTACCCCAATACGATCGGCAAACTGGCGTAACCGACCCACTATGCTATTCAAAAGCTTACTCGTGGCCATAAGCGCAGCTTCAAGCGTATCTTCTTCCGGCTCGCTGAGCTTGTTCGTATCTACACCAAATATTTGTGCTTCCATGGCGCTTAATATATAATCAATTTCGCGCACCGTTTTATAATTATTGCCCACAGTCTCTTTTATAGTAGTAATTGGTGTAGGGGTTGGCGCAATTCCCGGTATAGGTGAGTAATAGCTCATTTCTTTTGCTTTTTCAAAATTCATGTTTCTACCTCCGTTTCAAAATAC